ATCAAGATCGAAGCCGGCCCGAATCAGGTGTTCTACAACGTCGACGCGAACCCGATGGGCGCAGTCGTGTTCGACGCACCGATTGGCAACCCGTCGTTCTTCGGCTACTTCACGGACTTCGTTGAGTACGACTCGGCAACGTGGACGATCACCGAGACGGGCGCGGGCACGGACCTGTCGGGCGACGAGGTGGGTGGCACGGTGGTGTTCACCAACGCGGGCGCCGACAACGACAAGCACGCCTTGCAGCTCGGCAAGACCAACGGCGAGTGCTTCAAGTTCACGGCTGGCAAGGCGCTGTGGTTCGACGCTCGGTTCAAGGTGGACAACGTGCTGGCCGACACCATGATCGGCCTGTACGTCACGGACACCGACCCCGAGGGTGGCGTGTCGGATGGCGTGTACTTCCGCCGCCTGACCACCGCCACCGCGCTGAACCTCGTCATCGAGGCGTCTTCGACCGAGACGGTGGTGACGACCGGCATCGTGATGGCCAACGACACCTACGTGAACGTCGGCTTCTACTACGATGGCGCGAAGCTGTTCTACACACAGAACCGCCAGATCATCGGTGAGGCGACCTCGCTGGCCAACCTGCCGACCGGCGAACTGCGCCTGTCCCTGCTGGTGCAGAACGGCACGGCGGCGGCGCGGTCGATGACGGTGGACTGGGTCGGCGCTCACCAGCAGCGTTGATCGGGTAACACAGTGACACGCGGGCGGTGGTCTGAGGCTGCCGCCCGCGTTTTCGTATCAGGAGACTGAGATGCCGATGAAGAAGGGTTACTCGCAGAAGTCGATCAGTGCCAACGTCTCCAAGGAGATGGGCGCCGGCAAGCCGCAGAAGCAAGCCGTCGCCATCGCGCTGAACACGGCGCGCACGGCGGCGATGAAGGCTGGCAAGCCGAGCAAGGGGCCTGCGCCGAGGGCGAAGAAGTGAAGAAGCCTGGATCTCCCGGCCTGTACGCGAACATCGCCGCCAAGCGCGAGCGCATCGCTGCCGGCAGCGGCGAGAAGATGCGCAAGCCTGGCGCGAAGGGCGCGCCGACCGCCGCTGCGTTCCGTGAGTCGGCCAAGACCGCCAAGAAGGGCAAGAAATGATCCGCGTCGAACTGCCGACCATCCTCTACAAGCGCGGCGGCACCTGGCCTGGCCCGTTGGACAGGTACGGCAGCGCGACGACGTTCTCGACGCTGGCCTGCGACACGATGGAGCAGGTTGAGGCGGCGCTGGCCGATGGCTGGCACCTGAACGTCTGGACGGCCTGCGACCAGGCTGGGCCGTGGGACGAGGAGGTGGTCGAGGCCGAGGTGGTCGAGGTTGCCCCGGAACCCGAGCCTGCGCCCGAAGACAACGCCCCGCCGACCCGCGCCGAGATGATGCAGCAGGCTGAATTGCTGGGCCTGAAGGTCGATCGACGCTGGAGCGACGAGACGCTGCTGGCGAAGATCAACGCCGCGATGGCGGCCGAGCCTGCCGCTGACGATCCAATCTGAGGACCGAATGAGCTACACCAAGCGTCAGTTCGTGGATGAAGCCTTTGCTGAACTCGGCATGGCGAACTACACCTTCGACCTCCAGCCGCAGCAGCTCGACACCGCGCTGCGCCGGCTCGACGCGATGATGGCGACTTGGAATGCCAAGGGAATTCGGCTGGGCTACCCGCTGCCGAGCAGCCCGCAGGACAGCGACCTCGACACCGAGACGCAGGTGCCCGACAGCGCCAACGAGGCCATCGTGGCGAATCTGGCGATCCGCATCGCGCCGCAGTACGGCAAGCAGGTGCAGATCGACACGCGCACGACGGCCAAGCTCGGATACGACACCCTGCTGGCTCGGGCCACGTTCCCTGCCGAGCAGCAGTTCCCCCGCACGCTGCCGCTGGGCGCAGGGCAGAAGCCGTGGCGCTACGACACGCCGTTCATGCCGGGGCCGGTCGATCCGGTGCTGGCTGGGCCGGATGGCCCCATCGAACTCTACTGAGGGCGCACCATGCCGCTGATCAACCAACTACCTGTCGTCTCGCAACTCTCGAGCGGCGACCAGATCGCGGTTTACAACACCGCCAACGGCGACGCCAGGCGCTCCAGCCTGAACACGCTGCTGCAGTACTTCCAGCAGACGTTCGCCTCGCCCACGATGTCGGTGAACCTGTACGTTCCGGGGACGGGCTTCAACATCGCCTTGCCGACGCCTGCCACGGCGTCCATGTGGGCGCTGCTGCAGCCTGCCGGCACGCTGGCCACCGGCACCGTGACGCTGCCGCTGAACTCTGCCACGCCCGATGGCACCGAGGTGCTCATCACCACGACGCAGCAGATCACGGCCTTCACGCTCGCGCTGAACGGCGCTACGGCGGCCTACGGCGACCCGGCTACGCTTGCGGCAGAGGACAACTTCCGCATGCGGTTCTATCAGCCCACGAACTCGTGGTATCGCATCTCTTGACGAGGTAACCCATGTCCGTCCAAGCAGCATTCAACCCGGCCTATGGTACCGGCACCACCGTGTCTCCGGGCGTCAACTCGGCGTCGAGCACGATTGGTGTGGGCAGCAAGGCGCTGGTCATCACGAATCTCAGCACGACCGTGTTGTCCTACATCCGCGTGGGCACCGGCTCCACGACCGCTACGACTGCCGACTACCCCGTGCTGCCAAACACGCAGATCGTGGTGTCCAAGGCGCAGGACCAGAACACGGTGGCTTACATCGCTCCTGCGGGCGGTGGATCGATCCACATCTTGGCGGGCGAGGGGTACTGAGTCGTGTTTCCGTTGACGCGCTCGACTGGCAGGAGTCGGTTTTTCGGGGTTCCTGCGCCCGCTGCGCTGTTGAGCGTCGAGTACCTCGTCGTTGCCGGCGGGGGCGGCGGCGGCGGCTCGTATATTGACGGGTACGGTCCGGGCGGCGGTGGCGCGGGCGGCTTTATAACTGGCACGCTTTTAATAGCGTCCGGTTTAGCTGTCACCGTTACCGTTGGGGGCGGCGGGTCTGCTGGAACTTCATCGACACACGGTGGTAAAGGTTCGGACTCGGTGTTTAGTAGCGTCACCTCAACTGGCGGTGGTCAAGGGCGATCCCCTGGCGTTGCTGGGTATAGTGGAGTTGGTGGTTCTGGCGGCGGCGGCACGCAATCAGGCAGTGGCGGAAACGGCAATACTCCAACAACATCCCCATCCCAGGGTAACAGCGGCGGTGCGGGGTCGGTTTCGGCAAATGCATTCGGCGGTGGCGGTGGCGGTGGCGCAGCCAATCCTGGCGTAAGCGGAACCGGGAGTGTTGGGGGGGCTGCGGGAAATGGGTCTGCATCGTCCATAACTGGCGCGTCAGTTACCTACGCTGGTGGTGGGGGTGGCGGCGCATTCGATGTCGCTTCACCGGGGGGTGGCGGCAGTGGCGGGGGCGGAAACGGGGCCAACGGAGCGGGCACGGGCACTTCTGGTAGTCCCAATACGGGCGGCGGGGGCGGCGGGGGCGGCTGTAATCTTTCAACGAATACTGTTGGCGGCGCCGGAGGCTCTGGCGTTGTAATCATTGCTTACCCAAGCTCCAACCCCGCACTTGCAAGTATTGGTGGTGGCCTGACCTACTCCGTCTCAACCGTCAGCCGCGCCGGGTATCGGGTCTACACGTTCACCGCTGGCAGCGACACGATTACGTTCTGACATGCCCAAGACCCCAGCCTGGCAGCGCAAGGAAGGCAAGAGCCCCACGGGCGGCCTCAATGAGAAAGGCCGCGCCTCCGCACGCGCCGAAGGCATGAACCTCAAGGCCCCTGTCAAGTCAGGCGACAACCCCCGTCGAGCAAGTTTCCTCGCCCGCATGGGCAACATGCCGGGGCCTGAGCGCAAGGACGGCGAACCCACGCGGCTGCTGCTGTCTCTGCAAGCCTGGGGCGCGTCCAGCAAGGCAGACGCCAAGGCGAAGGCCAAGGCCATCTCGGCGCGGAACAAAGGAAAGAAGTAGTCATGGCCAACGTGAAAATCTCCGCGCTCCCGACCGCTACTGCAGCAACCGGCACCGATGTGGTGCCGCTGGTGCAGGGCAGCACGACGAAGAAATTGTCCATGTCCGCGCTGCTGGCAAGTCCGACGTTGTTCGGTGCCAACGTGGCCGCTTGGTTTGCGAACCCGACGAGCGCGAACTTGGCCGCAGCCGTCACCGACGAGACGGGCAGCGGGGCGCTGGTGTTTGCCGTCAGCCCGAGCTTTACCACTCCCAGCCTGGGAGTGGCCACGGCGCTGACGATCAACCGCATCACGTTCACGCAGCCTGCTGCCGGGGCCACGCTGACGATTGCCGATGGCAAGACGCTGACGGCAAACCGCACGCTCACGCTCACGGGCACAGACGGCGTTACGGTCACGTTCCCGAGCACGAACGCCACGATGGCTCGCACCGATGCGGCGCAGACGTTCGCCGGCACGCAGACCTTCAGCGGCTCGGTGGTTCCGGCCGCAACGCTCGCTGACTCGGTGGGCTACGTCGGCATCCCGGTGAACTCGCAGTCGGCGGCGTACACGACCGTTGCAGCGGACGCCGGCAAGTCCATCGTCCACCCGATTACGGACAACAACGCCCGCACGTTCACCATCGACAGCAACGCCAACGTGCCCTACCCAGTCGGCACCGCGATCACGTTCGTGAACATGATCAACACGGTGACGATTGCGATCACGACCGACACGATGTACCTCGCCGGGTCTGGGGCGACGGGCTCGCGCACGTTGGCGGCTTACGGCGTGGCCACGGCGGTTAAGGTCACCTCGACCTCGTGGATCATCTCGGGGAACGGGCTGACATGAGCGGGGTTGTTCAGGGGCTGATTGGAAGCCTGAAAAGCATTCCATCTCCCTCGTCCGTTGATTACCTCGTTGTCGCCGGGGGCGGTGCGGGAGGGTTTTCCGTAGCCGGCAACGTATACGGCGCAGGCGGCGCCGGTGCGGGCGGTTATCAAACTGGTTCTCTGGCGGTGTCTGGCGGCGCAAGCTACACCGTCACCGTGGGGGATGGCGGCACCGCCACAACATCAACGGCGACCAATGGTTCGGATTCCGTTTTTAGCACCATCACTTCTGTGGGCGGCGGCGCTGGAGCGCGTGGCGATATTGTGGCCGTTGCGGGGTCGAATGGTGG